GGGGCAACGCCGCCGCCTCGGGCTGGAGGGGCAACGCCGCCGCCTCGGGCTGGAGTGGCAACGCCGCCGCCTCGGGTGAGAGTGGCACGGCATCCGTAACCGGCCCATATGGAAAAGCGTCTGCATTGGGTGAACAGTGCCTTGCCGTGGCATGGGGCCAAGATAGCCTTGCAAGAGGCACTGTGGGCAACTGGATTGTTGTTTCCGAGCGTGACGATGACGGAAACATCATCGATGCCAAAATCGTAAGGGTGGACGGAGAATCCGTCAAGGAAAACACATGGTACACGCTGCAAAACGGCGAGATTTCGGAGGTGGAGGAATGAAGATGCAAAGACATTACTACGCCATCGTGGCTGAAAAGTGCGGCGTCCGGGTAACTATGCGGTCGGAGCGCGATGTGGCCGAGGTGGGCGACCTGGTTTGCGGCAGCAATAAGACAACCGTATATTCCGGGTACAAGGTCATCAAAGAGCCACACTTTGTTTTTTGCGGAACCAGTGAGGACGATTTTCTGAACGCCCTGTATGCGGGTGATATCCCCCAGGTTTCCAAGGTCACCCGGGATGTGTGGAAGCTGGAGCCGGAAAAGGAGGATGCATCCGATGTGGACAACTGATCCGGTATGGGACGCGGAGTGCTACGCCGAAGAGCAAGACAGGCAGACAGACCGTCGCCCCGTGTGCGACTGCTGCGGTGGGCCAATCCAGGAGGATTGTGCATTGCATTACAAGGGGGTTTGGCTCTGTGGTGAGTGCGTCAGCAACAACGAGGAGTATATCGAGGAGGCGTGGGAATGAGCGAGGGCGGCGTATCGCGGTACATCAAGACATCCGTGGATATTTACTTTCCGGAGGGGCATATGGCGTGTAACCTCTGCCCTCTGCTGGAAACATATTCCCGCAACCAGTGCAGGAGAACGGGCGAGTATCTGATGGACACAAGAATCATTGGTGCGCACTGCCCGCTGGAAATCATTGACGAGGAGGAAGAATTTTGAATATCTACGAGAAGATCGCTGCGATTATGCAGGATGTCCAGTATCTTGCAAAGGACGATCATGTGGAGTTTGGCAGCACCAAGTATAAAGCCCTGAGCGAGGAGAAAGTCACATCCATCATGCGGGCGGAGCTGCTGAAGCACAAATTGGTTGTATACCCCATCGCACAGACGGCCAACCGCACCGGCAACATCACCCATGTGGATGTGGTGTACCGGATGGTCAATGTGGAGGCCCCGGAAGAATACATTGAAATCGCATCCTGCGGCGATGGCGCGGACACGCAGGACAAGGGCAGCGGCAAGGCCATGACATACGCTTTCAAGTATATGTGGTTGCGGACCTTTGCACTGCCCACCGGTGAGGACCCGGACAAGATTTCCTCCGCCGAACTGGACGAGAAAGAGCGGAACGCCGCACCTGTGTGTGAGCGGTGCGGATCGGACATTGTGTCTGTAAGGAAGCGCAACGGCGAAATGTGGACGGTAAAGGATATGGTTAAGTATTCCAAGGGCCGCTACGGAGCGCAGATGTGCGCTGACTGCATGAAGGCAGCAAAGAAGGAGCAGGACAATGCTGCAGGCTGATGTGACAGCCGCACGGTGGCAGCAGGATAGCGATGGGGCGTGGCTGTGCCTCCTGGTACAGTCCCCCCGGGCGGCAATGGCCGTGTGCGACGAGCTGCAGTTGGGCAAGCAGTATGTGGCGCAGATCAAACGCAAGGGCAGGAGCCTGGATGCCAATGCGTATGCGTGGGTTTTGCTGGACAAGCTGGCGGCGCACTATGGGATTCCGAGAAATGATGTGTATCGGGAGGAAATAAAGACAATCGGTGGCGTAAGCGATGTTCTGTGCATTGTATCAAAGGCGGCGGACGAGTTCTGCCGAAAATGGGAATCCAAGGGAACGGGCTGGATGGCCGAGCAAGGGCCGAGCAAAATTCCCGGCTGCGTGAATGTGACTGTCTGGTACGGCTCCAGCACCTACGACACAGAGCAGATGTCACGACTGATTGACCAGATTGTTTCCGATTGTAGGGAGGCTAAAATCGAGACTATGACACCGCAGGAGCTGGATGCGCTGAAATCTCGCTGGGGCGAAGCCCAGCCGCTGGGAGGTGATAAAGGTGACTGACAATAGACGGTGTTTTCTCTGTGGCAGAAATGGTGCAAGTGACCCGCTGGAGCGGCACCACATCTTCGGTGGGGCATACCGAAACAAAAGCGAGAAATACGGCCTTGTGGTGTATCTCTGCGGCGATAAGTGCCACAGGAACGGTGGGAACGCCGTACACCGCAACGGAAATCAAATGCGCCTGCTGCGCCGATATGGTCAGTTAAAGGCCATGCGGGAGCAGGGCTGGACGGAAGATGACTTCCGGCGAGAATTCGGAAAAAGCTATTTGTAAGGAGGAAAAAGATGGTAAACAGAATGATTTTGCAGGGGCGGCTTTGCTCTGACCCCGAACGCAGAGCCACACAGAACGGGACAACGGTGTGCAGTTTCCGCGTGGCGTGGAGCGAAAAGGTAAAGGACAGAGAAACGAAACTGTTTCTCTCCTGTGTGGCATGGCAGGGAACGGCAGAGCTGATCTGCACCCACTTTACCAAAGGCAAGGAGATTATCGTGGAGGGCAAGCTCTCCAGCCGGGAATACGAGGACAAGACTGGAAACAAGCGCACTGTGGTTGAGCTGACCGCCGACAAGGTACATTTCTGCGGCAGCAAGGACGCTGTACAGAAACCAACGCAGACCTTTACGGAGATTTCCGAGGACGACGGCGATCTTCCGTTCTAAGGCGGTGCGCTGATGCCGAACAGAATCATACGCGAGAGCATCTGCACCAGCGACAGCATAGATGGGCTTTCGTGGTTCGAGGAGGTCTTGTTCTATCGGCTGATTGTTTCTTGCGATGATTTCGGGCGCTATGACGGACGGGCCGCAATTATCAAAAACAGGCTATTCCCTTTGAAAGAAAATCTTACTCTGAAAACTGTAGAAAACGCCCTTCATGGATTGGCGAGTGCTGGATTGGTTGCCCTTTATACTTCACAGGGCAAGCGCTTCCTCTACCTACCAACATGGGGTAAGTATCAGAACCAAAGAGCAAAGGAAAGCAAATATCCTGAGCCTGTAGAGCCTACGCAAGCAGATGAAATCATTTGCAAACAAATGAATGCAGATGTTCCCGTATTCGAGAATCGAGAATCGGGAATCGATATACGAGAATCGAGAAGCGAGAATAATGCGCGCGAGGCGCGCTTCTCTCCGCCTTCTTTGGCCGAAGTTCAGGCTTATATCTCCGAACGGGGGTCTGCGGTTGACGCACAGCAGTTCGTCGATTTCTACTCCAGCAAGGGATGGATGGTGGGAAAAAACCGCATGAAGGACTGGAAGGCCGCCGTCAGAACATGGGAGAAGCGCAGAAAGGAGGAAGCCGGTGAACAGCCAACAAAGCAAGAATACCATGTCGGAACATGGCTGTGACATCTGCGGCGGGCTGGGCTACACCGTCCGGCGCACGGAAAGCGGCGAACTGGTGAGTAGCACTTGCAAATGCGAGATCATCCGGCAAAACAGAATTCGCATGGAGCGTTCCGGGCTGGCCGGTCTGCTGGATAACTGTACATTCGAGGCATTCCAAACGCGGGAGTATTGGCAACAGGCCGCAAAGCAAGCGGCGGAGAAGTATTTGACCGACTGGAAGGGAAAGTGGTTTTTCATCGGAGGCTCTCCCGGAACTGGGAAAACCCACCTATGTACGGCGATTTGCGCCAAGCTGATGGACGGCGGAATCCCTGTGCGGTATGTGCAATGGCGGGGAGATATTCCGGCAATCAAGGCAAAGGTAAACGATGCGGAAGCATACGCCGAAGCCATGCACCCGCTGAAAACCGTCCGTGCGCTGTATATCGACGATTTTCTAAAGGGCAGCGTTACGGATGCCGACAAAAACATCGCCTTTGACCTGCTGAATGCCAGGTACATTGACCCGGATGCAATCACGATCATCTCCACGGAGTTGACCATTGACCGCATTTTGAGCTGGGATGAAGCAATCGGAAGCAGAATCAACCAGAGGGCGAGGGATTATATGCTGAACATCGGGAAAAAGCAGAATTGGAGGCTGAAATGACCAAGCGGGAGGAACGGGAATGAAGCACCTTGGAGATATTTGCAAAATCAACGGTGCGGAGATTGAAATCGTGGATGTTATCACGGGCGGATCGCCGTGCCAGGATTTGAGCATTGCGGGAAAACGCGCCGGATTGGCGGGAGCAAGGAGCGGATTGTTCATGGAACAGGTCCGCATCGTAAAGGAGACGAGAGAGAATGACAGTGCGGAACGAAGCTTTGTTTTCCAGCGATAAGAATTTCTGGGAAACGCCGCAAAAGTTGTTTGATGAGCTGGACGCGGAGTTCCATTTCACGCTGGACGCTGCCGCCAGTGACGAAAACCACAAGTGCGCGCGGTACTTCACGCAAAACGATGATGGTTTGCGGCAAAATTGGGAGGGCGAAACGGTGTTTTGTAACCCGCCCTACGGGAACAAGGAAACCGGACTGTGGACGGAAAAATGCTACCGCGAGGGACAGAATCCGGGGACAACGGTTGTTCTACTGATTCCAGCGCGGACAGACAGAGCCAGTTTTCACGACTATGTTTTGGGTAAGGCGGAAATTCGATTCCTGCGGGGTAGGCTGAAATTTGAGCTGGACGGAAAGCCGATGGGAACGGCACCGTTTCCAAGCATGATTGCCATTTGGCGAGGAGGAATGACATGACCACATTACGCCTGATTCCCGGCATTACATACACCCGGGAGAACCTGGAGACGCTGACCGGTATGCCGGACAGAGAGAACCGGAGAATGATCCGGGCACAGCGGCGGCAGGGGGTGCCCATTGTGGCTCTGCCGGATGGCGGGTATAAACTGGCGGAGACGGACGAGGAGAAGGAGATGCTTCTTGCCATGTACCGCAAGCGGGCTCTGGACGAGCTGGTCACATACAGCATGCTTGCAAAAGCCATGCAGGTACCGGGTCAGATGACCGTGGAGGAACTGCTGGACGGATTGGCGGTGTGAGGTAGGTATATGAACATTGGACTTATCGATGTTGACGGGCACAATTTCCCGAACCTCGCTTTGATGCGGCTGGCCGCGTATCACAAATTGCGGGGAGACAGCGTGGAATGGTGGGATGGTTTTACGCACTATGATCGGGTATACAAAAGCAAGGTATTCACATTTTCCCCGGACGAGGAAACATGCATCAATGCCGACGAGATCATTTCGGGCGGGACGGGATACAAGGATTATGGCCACCTGCCGGACGAGATCGAACGGACATTCCCGGATTACTCACTGTACCCCGCATGGAAACCGGCGATAGGGTTTTTAACGCGCGGGTGCATTCGAAATTGCCCGTGGTGTATTGTGCCGAAAAAAGAGGGACATATCCGTCCTGCTGCTACATGGGAAGAAGTGAAACGCCCGGATAGCCGCGACATCGTGTTTATGGACAACAATGTGCTTGCGTCCGACCACGGATTAGAGCAGATCGAGAGAATGGGACATGAGAATGTCCGTGTAGATTTCAATCAAGGATTGGATGCAAGGCTCATCACAAGGGAAGTGGCAGAGCTGCTCTACCAACTCAAATGGATACGATTTATCCGCATGAGCTGTGATACATCTGCCATGCTGCCTGTGATTGGACAAGCAGCCAAATATCTTACAGAGGCCGGCGTTTCGCCGTGGAGACTGTGGTGCTATGTGCTTGTGCAGGAGGATGTAAGAGAAGCTTGGAGAAGGATATACGAACTGGATTTGATGGGTATAGAAACATTTGCGCAACCCTATAGAGACTATAACGGAGGAGAACCTACAGCGGAGCAAAAACGGTTTGCAAGGTGGGTAAACAACAAAGCTGCCTTTAGGAGCTGCTCATTTCCCGATTTTGAGGGGGGACGGAAATGACAATCTATATGCGAGTAAGCCGCGACAAGTACGAGCTTCCGGATGCCGTTTCGGAATCTATTATCGAGCTGGCCAACATTTGCGGCGTCAGCTGGCGGACGATCTACAGGGCCGTGTACGGCGGCAAGCGTACCAAAGGACGACCCAAGTATGTGGCCGTACCAATAGGGGAGGGAGACGATGATTGAGATCACGGTGCCGCTGGCACCCGTCACAAAGAAAAACCATATGCGGATCATGCACAGCAGCAAAACGGGGAAGCCGTTTATCATGCCGTCCAAGCAGTACCAGGACTACGAAGCGGAAGCCGTATGGCACTGCAAAAGGGCCAGAGTGCAACGCCCCATTGAAGAGCCTGTGGAGGTCAAATGCCTGTTTTATATGCCTACCTGGCGGCGAGTGGATTTGACAAATCTGCTGGAATCCATCGACGATGTGCTGGTGAGGGCCGGTGTACTCAAGGATGACCACAGCGGCATTATCGTTAGCCACGACGGGAGTCGGGTGCTGTACGACAAGGATAACCCCCGGACGGAGGTGTACATAGCAGACTATGAATGATTTTGATTACGACTGCATGCAGAAAAAACGCATAGCGATGGGTGCATTTGCTCACATCAACAGAAAACGCGGTGGGTGTTCGCTCCCCAGCGACACCCTCACCGAAAGGCAGAGGAAGGAGAAAAACGGAGAAGTGAAAAGCTATAATATCACGCGGCCTATGCCGTGGCGGGAATTTAAGGCAATGCCGGAGGATCTGAAACGCGAGTTTTTCCGCAACATGCAATCTTTCGGTGGTGCGGCCAAATGGCTGGCGGAGAAAATGAACGCTTGTGATGCAACGATACGACGCGAGGCGGAATTGGTAGGGGCGCCATTCCGGCGCGGTGGCCGGAACGAAAAAATGTGGCAGAGCAAAGTTACAGAGTGGGCTAACGCGGATGCGGTGGCCGTACATACGGCAGATGTGCAGAGCGAGGGGGGGGCACGTCACCGCCGATGTACCGGAAGGCAAAAAACCACAGGTGGGAGCTAAGCTGCTGCATGCCCGGCTGGAGATGAGCGGTGACCGGGAAGCTTTGCTGGCGAATCTGCGGGTGCTGATGCCGGATGAAGGGCAGGTGACGGTGGAATGGTAAAAAGAAGCGTGTTAATCGCGGCGCTGCTTGTAGCAATCTTGGGGGCCTTGGGCATTGCGTCTGCTACAGAGGACAGCGGGCAAACGCCGGAGACTGTAGTTGTGCCTCCGGTGGTGGTTCTGCCCATCGATGGGCCGCAGGAGACCCAGGAGACGCGGACGTGCGTGTTCACCGTCACGGCGTACTGCCCCTGTGAAAAATGCTGTGGGGCGTATGCAAATGGCTACACAGCCACCGGCGAAAAGGCCACCCAGGGCGTGACGGTGGCCGCAGACCCAGATGTGCTGCCGATGGGTACGGAAATCGAACTGGACGGCCATACATACACCGTGCAGGACACCGGCGGAGCCATTGACGGGAATCGGCTGGATTTGTATTTTGACAGCCACGAGGATGCACTCCAATGGGGCGTGCGGGAAAAGATCGTGAGGTGGGCCGGATGAAAAGCCCCTGTGTGAAGGATTGCCCAGACAGGCTCCCCTGCGGGGCCTGCCGGAAGAGCTGCCAGGCGTTCCGGGAGTACGAGGCCCAGCGGCTGGAGAATGTACGAAGCCTGTCTGTGGGATCTTTAACTGCAGGGAAAAAGAGTATGTGTCGAGCGGATTGGAGAAGCACCCAGCGCGGGAAAAACCATAGACGATAGGAGAAAAATTATGGATGCCGTAAAATTTTTGCAGGAACGAAATCGGATGTTTTTGAGCGGAGGGGCCACTCCGAGCATTGGGCTGGAGGATGATTTTGACCCGGTTATAGCGGTTGAAATCGTCGAAAAGTGGAGCGAGCAGCATCCGCGTAGAACGCGGCAGAGTGTGTTTTTGGAACAGTGGCCGACTGCAAGAATTAACGAAAGAGGTTGTTTGGACATCTGCCCTTATTTAATTTCTGTTACCCACAGGGACAAAGATGGTCGCTGCGCAGAAGGTGGTGTAGGTGTAGGATGTTCAGATTGCCTCCGCGAGTTCTGGATGCAGGAGGTGGAGTGAAATGACAAAACAAGAAGCTGCTACTATGTTAGTGCAGTTGTATGCAGACTACTCTACCTTGTGCGACAAATATGGGTGGCCTCCCAGTGATGGGATGTCAGAGGCAGTAGCAATAGCTGTGCAGTCGTTGCAGGAGGTGGAGTGACATGAAACCAGTGAATTGTCTTCGCTGCGATTTTCGCCATAAGGATAACGGGAACTGCACTGCTGTCGGGGGATTCTGCACGGCGGTAGCGGCTGCACACTGCCCGATGTTGCGGGAATATTTGGACACGGGGCTGGGGCCGGATGAAGTGACCGCACTTCAAAAAGACTGGAGCGACCTTTGCACTATCGTCGGAGAGTGTGGAGGCACCGGCCGCCTGCGGGAGCTGGCCGAGGCCGACAAGGACGGTCGAATGGTGGTGCTGCCATTTACCCGTGGGCGCACTTTGCTATCGAAGGAAAACATCGACAGTCCGCGACTTATGAAGGATGTAGAGCTTGCAATTCGCTATTGCAGCAGTTGCGGAATTGTGTTTCACATGGGTTACAATGTGTTCTGCGATCTGGTGAAACATGGGAGAATTACTGCGGTAAGCGAGGAGACGGAGAAAGCATTGGAGGCGATGAAGGATGGGTAAGGCTGTTATGCTGAGCATCCGCCCGAAGTGGTGCGAAAAAATTATCAGCGGCGAGAAAACCATTGAGGTGCGTAAAAATCGTCCGAAGCTGGAAACACCGTTCAAGGCATACATTTACTGCACCACGGGAAGACCTGACCTGAACATCCCCATTTCCCAGGAACGCCTGATGCAGGACTATTTGAACACTGGCTCGATGAAATCACTGAATTGCCCGCATGGCAACGGCAAGGTCATTGGTGAGTTCACCTGCGACCGCATTTACGGGCTCGCGCCCCTCAACCATGCACCAGACGATGTGGAGCAGCAGGCATGCTTGACGCGAGAAGAGATCGCTCGGTATCTCAATGGCGTCGGTTATGGCTGGCACATCTCCAACCTAAAAATCTACGATACGCCGAAGGAACTGATAGAATTTCACACTTGGAAAAAATGCAAATCATGCAGCAAAAGCGGGTACGAAAGCACAGCCTGTATCTATGATGAAAATTGCATGGTTCCGGTGGCGATTACTAAAGCACCGCAAAGCTGGTGCTATGTGGAGGCGATGGAATGAAGCTGACTATTATCTTCAAGGAAAAGTTTGAAGAACACATGAAAAAGCAATTCGGGCATTTCACAAATCCGCAAGTCTATGGCGTGAAGTCCGTACACGTGGAAGGGGGATATCTATACTCCACAATTTCGGACACGGTCCGCTGGCGTATGGATGACATTTCCAGATTTTACTGTGAGGAGGGCTGACAATGGCTGAATTGAAACCGTGCCCAAAGTGTGGGCGTAGGCCGTTGATTGGATATGCTTGTGGAGAGTGGTTCATTGTAGGCCAGGTTGGAGGATGCGGGGTATGTGACACTTTTGGAGAAATGCACGCTTCCAGAGAGCAGGAAGCGGAAGCGTGGAACAGGAGGGCTGACAATGGCAACGGTTAAGTGTGCGCTGGGCAAGCGTGGGCGCCCGTCCCACGAATGGAATGATGGTAAGAAAGACCGCATCTACTGCCTCGGATGGATTGACCCTATGACGGATGCCCCGTTGCCGGAGTGCGTAGCTTGCCCTGATTTTGTAAACAAGGCGCAGGACGACTTGGAGGAATTTTATGGGAGGGTATGACAATGGCTGAATACATTTCCCGCCAAAAAGCATTGGAAGAAATGCACAAATGGTGTGATCCCTGCGGGAGCGGCATAGAGGCTATTTTAGCTGTTCCCACCGCCGACGTTGCGCCGGTGGTGCATGGACAATGGATTGAGGACCATGATTATTTAAAATGCCCAGAGTGCGGCGTGATGGTTAAGTGGGATTTTACATTTTTCGATATTGGAAATTGGAACTACTGCCCAAACTGCGGCGCGAAGATGGACGGAGGCGACAACAATGAGGCTGATTGATGCGGATGCACTGGGCGTGGGGCGATGCAGCAGGGATGTATTGCCAGCGGACTACTGCGCCGGGTGGAACGGGCTGATAAGGTTATTAGAAAAAGCCCCCACAGTGGACGCTGTGCCGGTGGTGCATGGACGGTGGAATAACATGGACGGTTACAAGACGCGAAAAGTTTGCTCTGAGTGCGGTTGGGATGTCCCTGAGTACGGCAAATTTTACAGCTACTGCCCCAACTGCGAAGCCAAGATGGACGGAGGGATTGAAAATGCAAGCAAAGAAATGTGATCGCTGTGGACTCCTATATGAGCATTATGACGGCAGGAAGGCGTTTCCTAAATCACTATCAAATTCTATCGAGTTGAGAGACACCGATATTGACGGGAAATACTGGGGAAGAGCTCGTTTTGACCTGTGTGTTTCTTGCATGGCGGGCCTTGAAGTTTTTTTGTACGGAGGTACAGAAAATGCGGTTGATTGACATCGAAGCAGAAGTGTGCGCAGATTGCGTTTGGAGAGATAAATGCGACAGTCAAGCGTATTGCTGGGCAAAAGCAATGCAAACCGTGGACGCCGCCCCCGTGGTGCGGTGTAGGGGTTGTAAACACTGTAAAGAAGCGACTGAGCACGAGGGGCGCGGTTTTTTCTGCGCGATTTGGGGGCGCGGGTGGCATCGGGTGCAGCCTGACGATTTCTGCTCCTACGGCGAACGGAAGGAAGGTGCGGAATGTTAATTTGCACTTGCCCTAACGAACTGGAATGTCCCGCATTATTATCAGATGTGGTGTGTTTTCCGTGGTGCGAATATCTGGAGGACGGTGACGGCGATGATTGATGAATGCAAGTGGATGCAAGACGAGGTTTGCGTAAACGCAGATTGCCCGGCGTGTGCGGATTATTGCCCAGTGGCAAATGCACCGGGCGTATGCAAATACGAGGAAAGGGGTGATAGCGATGCTCAAAAGGGCAAACGGCAGACCGGTGCCAAATAATCCGGCTAAGGCATACGAGCTGGGCCGTCTGGATGGCACCAAACAATGCATGGACAATGTTTCCTGCGTTCTGCTGGACAAGCTCGGATTCCATGTGCGGGAGGAGACGGCGGACGAGCACGACACCCGTAGCCTGGAATACTTACAGCAGTGCCTTGTAGAGCTGGTGGAGGCCAAAAACAACGGCTATGTAAAGATGGCGGACATCGAAAAGGCCCTGCGTGGCGAATATAAGATGGTAAACAGCGCGGAGTAAAGGAGGGGAAATGAGCAAAAAGGCGACACTGCCTTATGATGTGCGGTTGGAGTGCATTGCTTATGTGCGTGGATATCCGCGCCGGGTGCGGGCGTACCGCGAGGCCCGGGCGGAGATCCTGGACGGGACGCATGGCGCCACAGAGGGCATGCCAACTGGATCGGGCGCTGGTAGGCCCGCCGAGAGCAAGGCGGAGCAGCTGGCCGCCATAGAGAACTGGCCGGAAACCAAAAAAATGCTGGCGGTGGAATATGCTATAGACCGCTGCGGCAGAGATATCGGCAGCGATACAATCCGGCGGCAGCTAATATATGGCATTATGCGCAACTGCCAAGGCAAGCACAAGTATGCCCGTAATCGGATCGTAATTCCGGGGATTAGCGAGGCAACATTCAGCCGCCGGAAGGAAAGATTCCTGCATGATGTAGCGAAATATGCAGGGTTACTCGTTAAAGGTGATACAGATTCCACCTAATGATGTGCTACAATAGGTACAGTGGATGATAGGACATGGTCATTCACGCGATTTCCCAATCATCACTTTTCCTCCCTTCTATGCGCCGCCGGTATTGGGCGCACCTTCTGGCACCGAAAGGTCATACCGGCACAAACAGCCTGTAGGGAAACCTATGGGCTGTTGCTATATGCCGTGCGCTCGTTGCACCCCACGATCCGGGGCGGGAGGTCGCACCTCCCACACGGCACCAACAGGACCCTGCGCACCTCTCAACGATGTGTCCCAGCGGGGACATATAGGGGCGAATGTTTCAAGGCTGGCGAGGCGGTCTCCAAAACCGCTTGGGTGGGTTCGATTCCCAACCGTCCCTGCCAAATGTATGCTACCGCATTGCGGCACCACGGAAGGGTAAGACCGCTACAAGGGGCTTGCCTGTGCGCTGTATGAAAGCGGCAGGCCGAATGATTATTTGGCTGGCTCCGGCCTATGGATAAAGAAACGGATGCGACCGACATACCGGCGCAGGGCTGAAAAGTTCCGTGGGATACCGGCATTGCTGCACTCTGCGCGAGTGCCGAGGCGGTCAATGGATGTGGCGTGGTGGCGGCAATCGTATGATTAGGCCGCTGTGTAAGCAATTCAAACAGAGCGCAATGCCGGAACCTGTGAAAAGACATTGCCCCTCTGCGGGCAAACTGTGTAACCCATGTTTGAGAGCTTCCAGAAGGCCGCATGGGAGGGGAAAGACTGTTACTGTAGCCAAGGGGTGGGGGCTGGTAGCAAAACAGGAGGATGGCGTGGACGATATTACAAAGCAGCCATACGCCAAATGGCTTGAAGAAAGCATAGCAACTATCGCAGGGATTGACCCTTGCTGTATTTGCTTTGCAGCGACAAAAGCAGACGGCACGGTGTTCACCGGCTATTATAATGCAGACGCGACGGACAAGGCCGTTTTTGCGCACAATATCCAGTCCGACATCGTGATGGATATCATCAAGGCGAATGCTGACACAATCAGCGGGATTTTGGAGGATGGCAAATGATTCTATGCGGTAAAGACTGCACACCATGCTGTGACTTCTGCACCCATGTCAAACACGGCACAGTAGTAGTTGACGGCAAGCGTGTAACTTCTGGGCCTGTTGGCTGCAAGCTGCACAAGGACAAAGAGCATCAGGACGTTGCCGTCACCTGTGGGTATTGTGACGACTTTCATTGCTTCCAGAGCCTGGTGCCCGTAGATCGAGAGATGCAAGAGGGAGACGGAGAATGAACGACGACCACAAGGACATTATCAACAAGATAACGTATTCCGCCGACGAAATAGATAGGATCATGAAAATCAATATGCGGCTCATTGCGAAATTCAAAACCCATTTGCACAAAGAGTATGGCGACGCTATCGAAGATATTGCAAAGATGTTTGACACACTCTACGCAGAACAGCAAAAAGAAACGCCGTTGATGTGGTATGAGTATTGCTACGGTGTTAAAGATACAGGGAAATAAAAACAAATTATTTGGATTGGAAGTGAGCGTATGCCAGCAGGAGCGCCAAGAAAATGGAAAAGCGTAAGCGCGATGCAAAAGGCGATTGACGCTTACTTCAAAGAGTGTGAGGGTGAGCCGTTTATCGGCGATGACGGTTGTGCTGTGCGAGATAAGTACGGCATACCGATTATCATTAACGCAAAGCCGCCGACGATTACGGGGCTTGCGTTGGCACTTGGATTTACGGGAAGACAAGCGCTGCTGGATTATCAGGCAAGGCCAGAATTCGCGGACACGGTTACGCGCGCAAAGTCCAGATGCGAGGAATACGCCGAATCTCGGCTCTACGACAAAGACGGTGCGAACGGCGCGAAATTTTCGCTTGGCTGCAATTTCGGTTGGAATTCCGAGAACGAAAAAAGCGGCGACCCTGCGGCGTTGGCAGCTCTGCTCACTGCGTTAAAGGGCGAGAACAATGCAAATTAAACCGCTATCCGCAAAGCAGCGCAAAATAATGGAGTTTATCAGCTCCGATGATCTGGCGCTGATTTGTGACGGCTCCGTCCGTTCCGGGAAGACGACAGTAATGTCGATGGCGTTTGTGCTGTGGGCGATGCAGAACTACGACCGCACGAATTTTGCTATTTGCGGGAAGACGGTGCAGGCGGCAGAGCGAAATATCTTAAAACCGTTGATGGAAATTGACGGATTGGGCGCGGCGCTATCCATGCATTACAAGGTTTCCACGAGGATTTTAACCGTTCGGTGTGGAGATAGAACGAATTGGTTTTACCTGTTCGGCGGCAAAGACGAAAGTTCGTACATGCTCATTCAGGGCATCACGCTGGCCGGGGTGTTGTTCGACGAGGTGGCGCTTATGCCACGCTCGTTTGTGGAGCAGGCGTTGTCCCGTGCGATTTCATTTGAGCATCCGAAGTATTTTTTTAACTGCAACCCCGAATCACCGCAGCATTGGTTTTACAAAGAGTGGATTGAAAACGAACGGGAGAATACGCAGCACATTCACTTCCTGCTGGAAGACAACCCAATTCTCACACCGCAGATGATCGAGAGGACAAAGGCCATGTATAGCGGCGTGTTCTACGACCGATACATTCGCGGATTGTGGGTAGTGGCCGAGGGGCTGATCTATCCCATGTTTGACGATAACTGCATTGTGGACGAGCTGCCGGAAACGGGAGAATACTATGTGTCCTGCGACTACGGCACGCTCAATCCGTTTTCTGCTGGACTGTGGCGCTGGGACGGGAAGACAGCTACGCGCATCCGTGAGTATTACTATTCCGGGCGCGAGAGCCAGAAGAACAAGACGGACGAGGAATACGCAGACGAAATTAAAAAGCTCATCGGCGAGGCGGGCGTCAAAAGCATCATCGTCGACCCGTCTGCCGCCTCGTTTATCGAGGTTTTGCGGCGGCGGGGCTACATGGTCCGCAAGGCAAACAACGACGTAACGAACGGCATTATGACAACGGCGCGGTTTTTGCAGGACGGCGTAATCAAGATACACCGAGATTGCAAAGACTGCATTCGGGAGTTTGGGCTATATCGGTGGGACGAAAAATCCGCCGACGACAGGCCAATCAAGGAAAACGACCACGCAATGGACGAAACGCGCTATTTTGCCTACACAATCTTGAAGAATAAGGCGTATAAACGCGATTATGTCCCCATTTGGAGCAGATAGGAGTGAGCGGAGATTAAGACATATAATGACCTTGTGGCGGTGGGTGAGGATGAATGGGCGCGGATGGAGTTTATCCGAAGCGCGATCAACGAGCACCGCGAATCCCACGCATATAAGACGGCGGCGGATGCTGAGGAATATTACAACGGCCTGAATCCGACCATTAACCGCTATGAAAAAATCATCTACGATATGCAGGGCCGTGCCCACACGGATATGTGGACGGCAAACCATAAGCTGGCCAGCCGGTTCTTCGGCCTGGCGGTCGATCAGGAGGTTTCCTATCTTCTGGGGAACGGTGTGACCTTTGCGGAGAAAGAAACACCGAAAAAACTATGCCCGGACTTTGACCAGGAAGTCATGGATGCTGCGCGTGAAGCGAAAATCGCGGGTGTATCTTTTGGTTTCTGGGATTTAACGCATTTGCGGGTGTTCTCCCTGCTTGAGTTCGTTCCCCTCTACGATGAGGAAGACGGCGCTATGAAAGCTGGCATCCGGTTCTGGCAGGTGGCACAGGATAAGCCTCTGAGAGCGACGCTGTATGAGATCGACGGGTTCACCGAGTACTTCCAGCCGAAAAACAAAGATATGAGCGTATTACAGGAAAAGCGCAGCTACAAGCTCGTTATCCGCAAGGCCGAAGTCGGCGAAACAGAGATTTACGACGGCGGGAACTATCCGAGTTTTCCCATCGTGCCGCTGAAAAACAATAAGCGGTGTCTGTCCGAAATTGCCGGCAAGCGCAACACCATTGACGCGCTCGACCTTGCGTCCTCAAATATGGTCAACAACGTAGACGAGGGGAATCTGATCTATTGGGTGCTGTCCAACTGCAACGGCATGGATGACCTTGACGACGCAAAGTTTGTGGAGCGCTTGAAAACCACCCATGTCGCCCACGCCAACGGCGACGATGGCGCGAAGGTGGAGAGCAAAACCATCGAGGCGCCGTATGAGGGCACCAGCAGCACCATTGACATGCTGAAAAAGAAGCTCTATGAGGATTTCCAGTGCTTTGACGCGGCGGCGGTATCTGCCGGCAACCAGACGGCAACCGCAATCAAGGCAAGCTATGTGCCGCTGGATTTGAAAACGGACAAGTTTGAATCCGAGGTCACGCGGTTTATTGTGGAAATACTGCGTCTGGCAGGAATTGAGGACCAGCCCAGCTACACGCGCAATCAGATCATTAACAAGAGCGAGGAAACGCAGAACATCCTTCTGGGTGCGGCGTATTACGATGACGAATACATCACAAAGAAGCTGCTGACCATCAACGGCGACATTGACCAGTACGAGGACATGGCAAAGCGGAAGGCTGCAGAAGAGATTGACCGGAGCTTTGCGGAACCGGATGCGCCGGAGGTGAACGGCGATGGCGAACAGTGACCTCGGACACAAGCTGACCGATAAGGAGCTTGCGAAGCTGGAACGTCGTATTGCAACGCTATACCGCGAGGCGGGGGAAGAACTGCAAGCTACCATCGACGCATATTTTGAGCAATTCAAAAAGCGCGACGAGGAAATGAAGGCTCTGATCGGCACCGTGCAGAACGGCAAGGAATGGACGGAGGCTGACTATAAGCAATGGCGGCTAAACCAGATCGGGCGCGGAGAACGCTATCAAGCTATGCGGGACAAGGTGGCGCACCGCATGACCGATGCAAACGCTGTGGCGGTGTCCTACACCAACGATGCTACGCCCGGTATCTACTCCCTCAACCGCAACTATTCGGCGTACACCATCGAGCAGGTCGTGGGCAACGTCGGCTTTGACCTGTGGGACGAGCAGACGGTTAAACGCCTGATTGCGGAGCAACCGGAGTTGATGCCGTACTATCCAAAGGGCAGAGCGCTGAAACGCGGGATTGATCTCGCATACGGCAAGAAGCAAATTACGGCCAGTGTCACCAGCTCCATCTTGCAGGGAAAGAGCATCAAGCACATGGCGGACGACCTGCAAAAGCGCATTACCACCATGAGCCGCGACAGCGCTATCCGTACCGCCAGAACTGCCGTGACAGGTGCACAGAACGCGGGGCGCATGGACAGCTACGCGGCGGCGGAGAAGATGGGCATTAAGGTCAAAAAGGAATGGCTTGCCACGCTGGACAGCCGGACTCGCCACTCTCACGCCATGCTGGATGGCGAACAAGTGGCGCAGGACAAGAAGTTTTCTAATGGCTGTCGATTTCCCGGCGACCCACAAGGGCCACCGTGGGAGATATATAACTGCCGCTGTACGCTGATCGCCGCTGTGGACGGGGTAGACACCTCAACCGCGCAAAGACGCGCCAGAAACGCCGCTACGGGGCAAACAGAGGTTGTTTCTGGCATGTCCTTTGCAGAGTGGGCAGGATGGAAAAGCGGAAAGAGCGCCGGAAATGGCGGTAACGCAATGCCCGGAAAACCCATTCTGGTTAAGGAGATTGATTTTTCGGATAAAAAGGCAGTCATGCAAACCCTGGAAGGCGCGGAAAAGGAGCTGGCAGGGTGTAATTACGAGGTCAACTATTCTATCACAAAAGACGGAAAAGTATGGCGTGTTTCCGGCGAGAACTCCTCCGTAAATCCGGCAGCAATACCGAGCGATCTGGAGGGATCGTATTCCTACCACAATCACCCGGAGGCTGGAACAAATTATTCTTTCAGCGCGGAAGACATCGCATTTTTCATTTGGAGTGGCGAAGATGTTTCAATTGCGTCTGACCATCTGTTCGTCTATGCCATGCGGCGGACAAAAGACACGGTTGCCAAAGACCGGAGCTACGTTTATAATAGATTCAAAGAAATTGAGAGAACGGATGTCTTTAGGATGATGTGGGACGGCGAAATAGACCCCGACATTGACAGGTACCACGAAGTAATGAAAATACTGAGCAAGGAGCTGGGTGTAGCGTATGAACGCAAAGAAAAAAGTCGATAGAGCGCATCCGCTTTATGCTGAGTATTTGGCAAAGTGCGAGATATTGTTTCGCAATTACACCGAAAAAATAGAAACGGAGCGGGCGAAATATCCGGAATGGCAAGGGCTGGATCATCCGTCGGACCCGGTTGTGAGATTACTTGAAAGAGAGCGCGATGTCAAGTTCAAAGCGCTGCAAAAAGAATTCGATTTTTTATTTTCAGATCATGAGTGTTGAGATCCATGACAACAGCAAAGAGGTTTCTGGCGCCATCCATGCGGCGCTTCTGCGGGGGCTGGAAAAGTGCGGGCTTGTGGCAGAGGGGTATGCGAAAAAGCTGTGCCCCGTTGACACCGGCAATCTGCGGAACAGCATCACCCATGTGGTAGATGAGCAGGAACCTGCGGCAATCATCGGCACGAACAATGAGAACGCCGCTTACGTCGAGCTTGGCACCGGCATTCACGCCGAGGGCGGCGGCGGACGGCCTACGCCGTGGGTATACCAAGACGCGAAGGGAAACTGGCATTACACGCGCGGCAACAAGGCGCAGCCGTTTTTGAAACCCGCTGCCGCCGACCATGCGGGACAGTACCGGGACATTCTGGAAAGCGAGCTGAAAAATGGATAACGAGACCATCAAGGCCATTGAAGCCATTATCAAGCGCGGCAACGATGTTGAAATACGCCGAAAAGGCGACGGGTACATCGTCTTGGAGGTCAAAAAAACAATCAAATACACTTCCGCGTAATTGGGCGCGGGAAAGGGCAATAGGAGCCAGCTACCGAGAAATTCTCGGTGGTTGGCTCTTTTATTTTCAGTAAAACCCGCGAGGTACAGCGGCTTTTATAAAACTATCGTTTCCGAAGGAACGGAACCGAAGAAAAGGAGATAGTGTCATGGCACTTACACGAAAACTTTTGAAGGGTATGGGGCTCACCGACGAACAGGTGGATACCATCATCGAAGCGCATACCGATACCGTGGACGGCCTGAAAGCGGACGTGAGCCGCTACAAGGCCGACGCGGAGAAGCTGCCCAGCGTCCAGAAGCAGTTGGACGACCTCAAGGCGGCTGGTGACGGCGGCTACAAGGAGAAGTACGAGAAGGAACACTCGGACTTTGAAGCGTATAAATCTGGCGTCACAGCAAAGGAAAGTAAAGCGGCAAAGGAAAAGGCCGTGCGTGCTTACTTTGAGAGCAAAAACATCACCGGCGCGAATCTCGACCTTGCAATGCGCGGCTGCGGCGAGGAAATGGCCGCATTGGAGCTGGACGGCGAGAAGATCAAGGACACCAAGGCCCTTGATGCACTTGTGGACGGCACCTATAAGGGGCTGGTCTCCGCCACGCAGACGCACGGCGCGAATCCCGCCAATCCCCCGGCGAACACCGGCGGCGGCGCAATGACCAAAGACCAGATCATGCAGATCAAGGACAGAGCGGAGCGCCGCGCGGCGATTGCTGCAAACATCAATCTTTTTGAAAATAAGAACGGAGGCTAATTATGGCTGCTGAAACCAATCTGATCAAGAAAAATGACCTCGCCCGCGTGCGCGAGATCGAATTTACCGAAATGTTCGGTTACTCCATCAAGAAGCTGATGGAGGCGCTCGGTGTGACCCGCAAGATCGCCAAGCAGGCCGGTACTGTGCTCAAGAGCTACAAGGCGACCGGCACGCTTGAGAGCGGCGTTGTGGCCGAGGGTGACACCATCCCCCTTTCCCATTACAAGACCGAGGCCGTGAACTACAAGGAGATCACGATTAAGAAGTGGCGCAAGGCTACCTCTGCCGAGGCGATCACCGATCGCGGCTACGATCAGGCGGTGGAAACGACCACCGATGAAATGCTCAAGGACGTCCAGAAAGGCATCCGCAAGAGCTTCTTTGACTTCCTCTCGACCGGCACCGGCGCGGTGAGCGGTAAGAACTTCCAGACTGTTCTTGCGCAGGCTTGGGGCAATCTGCAGGTCCTTTTCGAGGATGACGAGATCGGCGCGGTCTACTTCATGAATCCGCTGGACGTTGCGGACTACCTGTCCACGGCCAACATCACTGTGCAGACCGCGTTCGGCATGAGCTACGTCGAGAACTTCCTCGGCCTCGGCACGCTCATTATGAACGCCAGCGTCCCCAAGGGTAAGATTTACGCCACGGCGAAGGACAACATCGTCCTCTACTACATCCCCGTCAACGGCGCCGATCTGCAGGAGGTCTTCACCTTTACCACCGACGCGACCGGCTACATCGGCATCCATGAGGAGCCCGATTACACCAACATGACCGCATCGGACACCGTCATTAACGGCATGGAGCTGTTTGCTGAGCGCATTGACGGCGTGGTCGTTGGCACCATCGACAACGGCGCGCTTGGCTCTTTGACGGTCACCTCTGCCTCTGGCTCCAAGAGCGGCGATACCAAGCTGACCGTGTCTCCGGCAAAGGTTGCTGCGGGCAACAAGTATAAGTACACGTCCGGCGCCTCTGCTGCGACCGTTGCTTACGGCGACAATGTTGCCGGTTGGAACGATTGGGACGGCAAAAGCGACCTGACCATTGCGACCGGCCAGAAGGTGACCGTTGTTGAGTGCGACGGCAACTATCATGCGCTCAAGTCCGGCAGCGCTGACGTAACGGCAAAAACCTGATAGGAGGGCGGCGTAATGCTTGAACAGGTCTTACGGCACTTGAACAACTGGTTTCTCGTGGGCATTCACGAGGGCACGTTCACCGTGGAGAATGGCAGCATTGCGCTGCCCTTTCTCCTGACCAATCAATATTTCCGTATCTGCGGATCCGTATTTAACGATGGCCTGCACCAGTACCCGGCGACCGACCTTACGGATGAAACCTTTACCGGAACGGTGTGGGTGTTGGCTGTTCCAAAGGCTGTGGTTGTGCTTGCCGAAGATATCGCCGCTTGGGAAGAAAAGAACGGTGAAGCCGTTGCAAGCCCGTATCAAAGCGAGAGCTTTGGGGGCTACTCCTACACCAAACGCAGCGTGGGAAGCGACAGCGGCGCGTTAAACGGCTGGCAGGACGCTTTTAGAGGCCGGTTAAACGACTGGCGAAAGCTCAAGGGGGTGGAACCGTGAGTTTGCTGGACGATTTCGCAAGCAAATGCGTGCTGATGGAAAAGACGCGAACGCAGGACGGCGCAGGCGGCTACATCGTTGCGTGGGCCGAGGGCGCGGAGTTCCTCAACTACCAGTCGCTTGACACCTCTATGGAGGCGCGCAGGGCAGAAAAGGACGGCGTTACCTCGGTGTATTCCGCGCTGGTCAATCAGAGCGTGCCGATTGAGTATAACGACTATTTCCGCGACACGGAAACGGGGCGGACTTACCGCGTGACCTCCAACCCCGAAGAAAAGACCGCGCCGAAGTCTGCGGGGGCGGCCATCAAGGCGCTGAAATTCTTCACTGCGGAACGAAAGGAGCTGCCGAAATGACAAAGGATAAGGCGCTCCATGCGTGGTTTTCTCGATTCCTACCGGCCTATCCGACCTCCAACGTGCCGGATGACGCGGTTTTCCCGTGGCTAACCTATGAGCTTATCACCGGATCATGGGAGAGCGGTGAGATCGCGCTGACGGTCAACCTCTGGTATTACACCGAAAGCGAGGCAGTTCCCAATGCAAAGGCACAGGAGATCGCCGATGCCATCGGCATGGGCGGCGTGCTTGTGCCGTATGATGGCGGCGCGATGTGGATCAAGCGCGGCTCTCCGTGGTGCCAGAATATCGCGGATGAAAGCGATAAAAACATCAAGCGAAGGTATCTCAACATCACAGTGGAATACCTATCGCAAAACTGATGAAAGGACGAAACTATGAAATTCACAAAAATTCCTTCCGACGCATTCCAGAAACTTCAAATCAACGCCGGTATTTTGACCACCGATTTTACCCCGGCCACCGGAGCCATCGGAGAGGCGGGGCAGATTGGCGCGACGACCGGCGGAATTAGCTTTACCGCAACGCCCACCTATAAGGACTATGGAGAGGACATCGACAACTGCCCCAAGAATACCAAGGAGCTGAAAATGGTGGACAGCTGGGAAGCAAAAGCCAGCGGTACATTTGTAAATGCAGATACTGCAATTGCTAAGAGCCTATGCGGGGCGGCGGATATCGGTACGGCAGACGCCACCAAGATCACACCGAGAAACGATCTCAAGGATTCCGACTTTGATGACCTTTGGATTGTGGGTGACTACTCCGATATGAACGGGGAAACAAATGGAGGCTTTATCGCCATCCATCTGCTGAATGCGCTTTCTACGGGCGGATTCCAAATGAAAACAGCTGACAAAGCGAAGGGGCAGTTCGCGTTTGAGTATACGGCCCACTACTCCATGAGCGCGCAGGACACTGTGCCATTTGAAATCTACATCAAGGCCGGTACGGCGGAGGCGTAACACCATGAAACTGTCAAAAATTAAAGGGGAGCGAGTGTTTGATGTTATCGCAGACATTATCGATCCTATTGCCAACATAGCCGAGGACAAAGAAGCCGCAGCGTTGTTTCAGCGTCAGAAGCTCCCGGATGGCGTAAATGCAAAGGACTTTGTATTGGCAAGGGTTAAGAAATCTGCTCCGCTGCTTTTGCGTGGGCACAAGAAAGATCTAATCGCAATTTTGGCGGCTGTGGAAGGCGTGCCTGCAAAAAAATATGCCTCTGGGCTGACGCTTGCCAAGTTGCTGGTTGATGTTACTGATCTTATGACGGACGATGCCTTTACGGACCTTTTTACATCTGCGCAGACCGAGACGGCAGAAACGCCGTCCGGCTCTGTGCAGGAGAATATCGGGGAAGCCAAAGAGTAAAGCCATTTCTGTCATACTGTGTAGCGCGGTATAAGCAGGATGCAGAAGAAAAAGCATATCGAATTTATTCTGCTGACCTGCTTAAAGCAATATGCGAGCGATGCGCGGGCGTTTCAATCGATAAGCGATATATTGAAATTATAGATGTGAGCAAAAAAGACAATCGCTCATGTGAAGAAATCACCAGCGATATTGTCAATCGGTGCGGGTTACAAGTTAAAAAAGCCGCCCCGTGAAGGGGCGGCGGGCTAATATGCGTTACTTGAGGACATAGTCAGATATCATTCTTCCAATTTTCCCGATGTCTGTGCCTCCCTTAAACTCGAACTTTGCGACATAACCATTGGAGAATGTCATAACAAGTTCGCTATCCGGGATGATTTCGGCAAAGCCTGGGGTTTGCACGGAGAAAAACTGCACTTTCGAATAGGGCATAGAGCTGAAGGACTTGCGCTTTCCTGTAATCCCCTGTACATCAACCGATATGACCCGCTTGTTAGTAAAAATCAGCTGGTCGCGGACGGTCTTAAATGCGGCAGCGATTTCTTCCCCGTCAATCAACAAGCCATTCACTTCGCCACGCACATCGGAAACAGGAATCGGCTTTAAGTCCCACGCAGAATCTTTGTTAAAACTTATCATAAAAAATCCCTCCTTGCCGATATCATACCATACTATAAATGGAATGTCACGAATAATTTTCAGAATTTACAAAGAGAGCGAGGTGAACGCATGAATCTTCTTGATCTGTTTGTGAAAATATCTGTGCGAGACGAGGCAAGCGAAAATGTAGAGACATTATCAGGAAAATTCAAAAATGGGCTTGCCACTGCGGCTAAAGTCGGCGCCGCAGCTGTAGGTGCGGCTGCTACCGGCATTGCTGTGCTTACGAAAAACGCGCTTAACAACTATGCTGAGTATGAACAACTGGTCGGCGGCGCACAGCTTATGTTTGGCGAAGCCTATGACTATATTGCAGATAAGGCGGCAAACGCATACAAGACCGTGCAAATGAGCCAGAATGACTATTTGCAGCAGGTAAACGGCTTTGCCACAGGGCTGAAAACTGCGCTTGGAGGAAATGAACAGGCGGCAGCAGAACTGGCCGACAGGATTATCAATGCGGAAGCGGATGTTGTCGCGGCAACCGGCAATTCACAGGAAGCTGTGCAAAATGCTTTCAATGGAATCATGAAGTCCAACTATACCATGCTGGACAACCTGCAAATTGGTATCACGCCAACGAAGGAAGGATTTCAAGAAGTCATTGACAAGGTAAATGACTGGAACGCCGCAAACGGACGCGCCACGGAATACCAAATTGAAAACCTTGCGGATTGCCAAAGCGCCCTTGTCGATTATATTGAAATGGTCGGAATGCAGGGGTACGCGGCAGACGAAGCGGCGAAAACCATTCAAGGTTCTGTTGCATCCATGAAAGGTGCATGGAGTAACCTGCTTACCGGCATAGCTGATGATAACGCAGATTTTATGGCGCTGACAGGGAATTTTGTGGATAGTGTTGTCGCTGTTGGAAAGAACGTCATACCGCGTATTAGCGTTATCTTGGGGGGCATTTCACAGCTTGTTTCTTTGGCGTCAACTACCATTATTCCGATGGTGATTACCACCATCACCGATAACTTACCTATACTTTTGCAGGCAGCCGTAACTCTTGTTGGTGCATTAGGGCAAGGAATCATTGACAACTTACCAGCCATCACGCAGGCGGCAATCGGCATTCTTTTCTTCCTTGCGAATGGCCTGATAGAAAACCTTCCCACGCTCATTGACGGCATTGTGCAAGTTACCCTGACGATTGTGCAAATGCTGACAAGCCCGGACTTTTTGACGCAGCTCATTGAAACGGCAATCCTGCTGATTATGACGCTTGCAAACGGACTGATTGACGCGATTCCGCAGCTTATCGCGGCAGTTCCTCTGATTATTGGCAACTTGCTTGCCGCAATCATTGTAGAGCTGCCGAACATTATTCAGATGGGAATTGATCTTCTGTTTGCGCTGATTGACGGAATTATCAAGTGCATCCCGGAGCTTGTGGCGGCGGTTCCGACACTGATTATTGCGTTTATCAACGGCATTGTTAACAACCTTGATAAAATTATCCTTGCCGCACCGCAAATCATCGTATCGCTGATTACCGGAATCATCGGGGCAATCCCGGAACTGATTGCAGCCGTCCCGCGTATTATCGCGGCCATTGCTGACACGATCCGAAATTATGACTGGGGCAGCATCGGTAGAAACATCGTTCAGGGCTTGAAAGACGGCATTGCCGGAATGTGGGATAACATCAAAAACTGGTTTAATGACAAGGTAAACAGCCTTGTTGGCGGCGTAAAGCGCATTTTGGGCATCCACTCCCCGTCCAAGGTCTTTGCCGGTATTGGTGGATTTATGGCCGAAGGATTGGGGGAAGGGTTTAGCGATGAATTTGCGTCTGTGAAAAAAGACATAGTGGGGGACATGAATTTTTCTGCTGGATCCATTACGGCAGGAGCAAATAGCAGCGGAAACTATGCGAGTGGATCTTACGGCGTAGCAAGCGGAGGATCCGGCAGAATTGTAATGCTGCTTGAACAGTATTTACCTATGTTGGCAAATATGAAAGTCATAATGGACAGTGGCCAGGTTGTCGGTTTGCTTGCCCCAGGCATGGACGAAGAACTGGCAAAAATCAATGCAAGGAGGGCGAGGGCCGTATGATAGGGAAAGTATTTTTTGACAGGATAGACACCTACGCAGAATGCGGCCTGCTGCTTGCAAGTAAGTCCATTTCTCTGCCGGAAGTCCGAACGAATATGATTGATGTTCCGGGCCGGGACGGCCTGCTGGATGCGTCTGAAGTGCTGACCGGAGAAGTCACCTATAAGAACCGCACTATTACACTGAAGCTCACCGGCGTGGACACGGTGAGCGGCAAGACATGGCCTGCTACGATTTCCGATTTCTGCAACAAAGTCCACGGCAAGCGCGTTAAAATAACATTCCCCGAGGACACCGCCCATTTTTACAGTGGGCGGTGCTCCGTTGGGCAGGTGGAGCTTGTCAAAATGATGCAGACTATCCCGGTCACGGTTGACTGCGACCCGTGGAAATACAAGAACGCAAAAACCAAGGTTTCCCGCTCTGATCTTGGCACGGCCTACAAACAGCTATCCCTACCCAACGAGCGCCGGCCTGTCATCCCTACTATCACGGTGGCCCAGAACACCACCTTGCTTTGGGGCAGCAGCACAATCAACATCAGCGCGGGGGATCACATTTTGCCCGCTATCCGTCTTGCGGCTGGAAGCAACACCCTGAAAGCAAAAGTCGCAAGCGGTACAGGTAGCATCACTGTGACATACCAGGAGGCGAGCCTGTAATGTATCAACTCAAATACAAAAACTATATCCTGTATGACCCGCGCCTTGCGGATGAAAAATTAATTATCCGCGACCCTTCTGCGAAGCTGGCGGTCAGCAAGGCCGGGGAAATGTCCTTTACGGTGGACGCAGAACATCCCTATTTAAGCAATCTGCGCCGCATGAGCGGCCTTGTGGAGCTGCTGGATGGCACTTTGCCCATATATAGGGGAAGAATCACCGGCGATACAAAAGACTTCTATGGGGCGCACAAAATCGAAACAGAGGGCATTATGGCGGCGCTGAATGACAGCATCATACCACCGTTCATTTTCCCGGATGACTTTGCGGGGGATGCTGCCTATAAGGCCGCCGCCGCAGGCGGGAATGTGGTGGAGTTTTTCTTCCGCTGGATTCTGTCACAGCACAATGCGCAGGTGACTGCAGAGCAGCAGATCAAGCCCGGCGTGGTCACCGTGTCCGACCCGAACAATTACATCACCCGCAGCTCTGGGGAGTATGCCACGGCGATGACCACTATTTCCGATAAGCTGTTCAAATCTTCCCTGGGCGGGAATCTGCTAATCCGATACGAGAATGACGGAAATTATTTGGACTATTATGCGGAGCTGCCGCTGACAAATACGCAGACGGTGGAATTTGCAGAAAACCTGCTTGACCTGTCCAGTGAAACGGACGGTACGAAAATTTACACTGCCATTCTGCCGGAGGGCAAGGACGGGCTGACCATTGAAAGCCTATCGGACGGCGCACTGTCAGATGATCTTGTGAAGTCCGGGAAAATCATCTACAGCAAGTCCGGCGTGGCCACATACGGGCGTATTACCAGGCATATCAAGTGGGATGATGTGACCGTTGACACCAATCTCCAGACAAAGGCAAAAACGGCCCTGGCCGATAATGGCTTGTCTATGCCGGAAACCATCACCTGCAAGGCAGTGGATTTGGGCTGGCAAGAGGGCGTCCAGCATTTCCGGGTGGGCAGAATGACCGCCTTGGTCAGTACGCCCCACGGCTACAGCGCATCCTATCCGCTGATGGAGTTGGCCCCGGACATCCTTGACCCAGGCAACACACAAATCACGTTGGGCGGCACCAGCCGCACCTATACGGGCGCACAAATTGATGCTGATCGAAAAACCAATGACCGCATTGAAAACACACGTGCGGAGCTGATCGAGCGGGTGAACGATTCGGCCAGCCAAGTAACCCAAACCACCACCCAGCAAATCACCGACCTGCAGCAGAATGTCAACTCCATCATCCTGTCGGCGCTGGAAAACTATGTGGAAACCGGGGATTTCGGCGCCTACAAGGAGGAGGTCAGCACAAGGCTCTCCGTGCTGGCCGACCAACTGGGCATCGACATTACCAAAGTCACCGAGCGGATTGATGACGTAGACGGCGATTTGCAAGCAAAGTATGCATCTATTACAAAGGCTTTTAGATTTACGGACGAGGGGCTTATCATCGGAGAGAGCGGGAATGAAGTATTGCTACGGTTGGATAACGACATTTTGCAGTTTGTGCGCAACAATACACCAGAACTGCAAATCACGGCGGAAGGCGTAGAAGCTAAACGGCTCAAAGTTTCGTCCGCTATATCCATTGGAAAAGTGGTTATCCAGGTGGACGACAATGATGATGTGATTGTCAGCTAAGGAGGGGACACCATGAGTGTATATCAAAATCTATCATTGGAACAAGTTGGCCAATCCATAGCAAACAATACCTCCAAAGTCCGCATTAAGTGGACATCACAACAGACCGGCTCCAGCTATAATGATGCCCCCGGTGATAAGGCGTATTACTACATCACCATTAATGGCGGCACAGAGACCGAGCACACAGTAGCGTTTACGCTGCCGCAAAATACCACCAAGACCATCTTGGATACCACCCTCACCGTCAGCCACAAGGCTGATGGCACTGGGAGCATTAAGGTGCGGACGTGTATGGACACGGAGATCAGCGCGGGCGTAATCACGCAGACCAAGACGCTGACGCTGGACACCATCCCACGCGCATCTGCTGTATCAGCGCCCAGCACGGGCACACTCGGTACGGCCCTTAAAATCACAATTGACCGCAAGAGCGCAAACTTTACTGACAAACTCTATTACAAGATCGGAAGCAATAGCGCTGTGCAGATCACGGAATATGATGGCACAGCGGGAACTTACTCCTGGACACCGCCCGTTAGTCTGGCCACCAATGCGCCCAACAGCACAAAGCTGGCCGTGACACTTATTGCCAACACCTACAACGGAACCGCCTATGTGGGCCGGTCGGAGTGTACGGTGACGCTGGCAATCCCGTCAAGCGTGGTGCCAACGCTGTCAGTGTCCGTAACTGACCCAACGGGCAACAAAGCGAAATATACCGGGTATTTCCTACAGCTGCGCAGTAAAATCAAAGTTGCAATCACTGGCACGGGCGCGCAGGGCAGCACCATTAAATCCTATAGCATTAAGGTGGGCTGGTCGGCTGGCTCCGGCACACTGTATACCGCATCTGCGGCGACCGGCACAACGGGTCTTTTGCCTTACTACGGCACGGTGTATATCACATGCGCTGTAACGGATAGCCGTGGGCGCACGGCTACAAAATCGCTAAGCTATACGGTATCCAAATACAGCGTCCCCACTATCTCGTCCATCTCCGCCACCCGCTGCACGCAAAACGGCGCAGCGAGCCGCACGGGAGAGTACGGTAAAGTCACCTTTACCGCCGTCATTACCCCTCTATCTAACAAAAACACGGCGGCTTACAAGGTGCAGTACCGGGAGTACGGCACGGAGGCGTGGACAAGCGTAACGCCGACGATACCGGAGGCCGATAAGTATGCCCCCAAAAACATCACCACCATTTTCCCGGCCGATACAAATAAGCGCTACACAGTGCGCGTGGTGGCAACAGATGCTTTTAGCACCAGCAATTCCAGCATGCGGGACATTTCGGCGTCCTTTGTGCTTCTCCACTGGGCAAAATCCATGCTATCCGTTGGAATCGGGCGTCTTTGTGACAAAAGCAGAGCCTTGCAAGTTGGGCTTAATACCTATATCGACGGGGAACTGCACGCAAATCAACACCTTTTTATGGGTGGCAATGCGACTACGGACAACGGCTCTAACATACATTTTAAAACCACAAACGTGGCTACAAATGTCCATAATGTGCGCATTTACGGCGGCGTAGGATCATCTACTACGGCGCTGGGTGTGTATGACGCAAAAAATGAGAAATCAATAGCCAACTATGATGACGTGTCCGGGAAATTAACGTTGCTGGGCTTTGCTCCTGCCAACATTACAATCGGTGCGTCCGGGTCATATCTAAAGAATTTCAGCGGTACGGCCAAGCATATCTCTGCCTTGGGACTTGGCATCCTGCGGGTGTATGGGGAGACGAATGTGGCAATGCCTGCGGGGAAAACGTATGACGTGGCCAGCATAGGCGACCATATCCCGACATCGACTTATGCCCTAAGCGTGTACAGCCTTAAAAACATGGATGTGCGATTGAGTACGTCCGGCATTATACAGATCCGGCCAAAAGAGGACATACCCGCAGGGTACGGCATCTACATCGCCGGGATATGGATCGCAAACTGAGTGAGGAGGTGCGCTGTATGGATCCCTTGTGGCTGCTATTAATTGTCCCTGCATCATCGTGTATAGGATTTGTGATTGCCGCTCTACTGGCGGCAGGAAAGGATAACAAATGACCGAAGCAATCATCGTGGCGCTGATTACCGGCGGCCTGTCGCTGTTGGGGGTACTTATCACCAGCAGCAAAACCGCTCGAGACGTGGCAGCCAAGCTGGACAAGCGGCAAGCCGTCACCGATACCAAACTGGAGGAACTGACCAGAGAGGTTCGGGAGCACAATAATTTTGCGCGGCGCGTCCCTGTGCTGGAGGAGCAGATCAAGGTCGCCAACCACCGCATCGCGGACTTGGAAAACAAGAATTAATTTTTGTGGTGCCCGATTCGGGCACAGAAAGGAGCAAACCATGAAAATCCCTGACAAGCTGTATGACATTCTCAAGTGGGTGGTCATCATCGTCCTGCCGGCCATCGCCACGCTGTACGCGGCCCTGTCCGCCGTGTGGGCCTGGCCCTACTCGGAGGAGATTGTCACCACCATCACCGCCGTGGACACCTTCCTGGGCGCTGTGCTGTGCATCTCCACAGCCACTTACAACAAAGGGGGCAGCGGCAATGAGTAATTCCAGCCTGGTATCCCACACTAAGCTCTCCCCCAACTGCGACCATCCCCGGAACCACGCCATTGACAAGATCACCATCCACCACATGGCCGGTGATCTGTCTGTGGAGACCTGCGGCAATCTCTTTGCCAAACCCAGCTACGAGGCCAGCTCCAACTATGGTATCGGCTCCGATGGCCGGGTGGGCCTCTATGTGGACGAGGGAGATCGTGCATGGGCCTCTGCGTCCCCCAGCAACGACAACCGCGCCGTGAATATCGAGGTTGCCAACGACGCCACCGGCGGCGACTGGCCCGTGTCCGATGCCGCTTATAGAAAGCTGATTGACCTGTGCGTGGACATCTGCCAGCGCAACGGCATCAAGGCCCTTAACTACACCGGGGGTGCAGACGGCAACCTGACCGAGCACCGTATGTTTACGGCTACGGCTTGTCCCGGGCCCTACCTGCACAAGCGCATGGGCCGCATTGCCGCAGAGGTCAATAGCCGTCTATCTGCCCATCCTGCTAAGTCCGTGGACGAGGTTGCCCGGGAGGTGATCCGCGGTGAGTGGGGCAATGGCTCCGACCGCCGCCAGCGTTTGAAGGCCGCAGGCTACGACTACGACACCGTACAGGATCGTGTAAACGTTATCCTGCCTGGCGATGAACCGGAGCAGCCCACGCCTGCCGAGCCAGTAGAGCCCGCCCCCGAGCCGGAGCAGCCTGCCACCGACAAGCTCTACCGTGTCCAGGTCGGCGCCTTTGCCAACCGCGAAAACGCAGAGAGTATGCTGGCCAAGCTCAAATCCGCAGGCTTTGAGGGGTATATCCGGTAACGGTAAACACCTGGAGGGCGCAGAGGACATCGCTACGCCGGCCTCACGCCCGTGCATAAACATCCGCACCTCCACGGCACACCGTGGGAAATGATAGATCAGCACAAAAGGATCCGAAAAAAACTATCCACTATGGCACCATGCCGCGCCAAAGAAACGATCCGCGCGGTAGGGCTACCGGAAGAAGAGGAAACCTGTGTAATTGACGTGGACGTTTTTGGCCGCACCTGCGTACAGACGGCGGCAAAACTACATATCAGCGTAGATGGATTTTACAAATTGCGCCGCCGCGCATACCAAAAACTGGCGGATGCATTCAATTCCTAAAAGTAGCCGTGCCCTTTTTGGGCGCGGTTATTTTTTGTTTTTGCACAAAAAAATAATAAAAATTTGTGCATTTCTCTCCTTGTATTGTGCGCACAAATGGTGTACACTGTAACCACAGTAAAGATAACGGACAGGCCAATTCAGAAAGGAGTAAATCAAATGTTTATCAAAACCGAAACTCGATTGTTGGAGATTACCCTCCGCCTTTGGCGCGGCGGATGGAATGCCGGGTATGAGCCCGATTGCTTTGACGATATAGGCGGTTACGATGCGCGCGATGGCCATGATGTCATTGACCTTGACGATTGTGGTTGCGACAAAGCCTATACCTATACAGACAAGGATGCCGATAAACTGATCTCTTGGTGGGAGCACGAGTGCGAAAACGCTAACAGGGGTGAAGACGGTGATGGATTGCAGGGGCTTACCGAGGACGAGATTAATAATGGGGACTCCTGGGATTTTGACGTTGAGAATGTCACAGGAGAGTATGGAGGTGAGCACTAAAATGATGGATTACTTACTGAAAAAAGAGCGATCCGAAAAACAAGAGGAGCAGGACTTGGCGGCCAAGATAAACGCCATTCCGGGGCTATCGGAAATCAGAAACGCGCAGGCCGATTTACGCGCGTGGCATCGGGAACTAAATGCGTCCTTTGAGGGTGATGCAGCGTGTGGCGGTATGGGTGTCCGCCCTAAGCCGACTCACGATCTTGATGCGCTGCGCAAGCAATATCCCAAAGCTGCTGCATATCTCAAGGCGGATGAGTGGAGCAAGGCCGAAAATTACGCCAAACGCACAGCCGGTCAATCCGCTGCGCATAAAATTTTGGCGGGTGAGGATTATAACGTAGCCATATCCGAGATGGAGGAAAAATGGAGCGCATATTGCGTAGCGCATATGTGGGATTAAATTTTGGAGGTAGCAAGTGGCAAAAACAGATCGTCTCGTAATCCGGATAACACCGGATCTCAAATCCCAGCTGCAGGCCGCCGCCGAAGCGGATGGACGCAGCGTCTCGAACTACATCGAGAAACTGATTAAAGAGGCAATAAAAAAAGAAGATTAATCATTGCAGAATCCAGGCAGAATCCGGGCAGTTTATCTGCCCGGATTTTTTTTATTATAGAGGCAAGGAGGCTGGAATATGTACGAGCGATTAATCAAATGCGGGTTTACCGCGCAAATGGCGCAGGATATTTGCATTCTGTACGCAGACGATCCCCAGGGGCTTTTAGCGTATGTGGAAATTGCTGAAAGCCTATATAGGGATTGCGATCATGTATAAATATTTTAATCCAAACCCATGCGGGAAAAACGTGTCCGATTGCACTGTCCGTGCGATCTGTAAGGCCACGGGAAAGGATTGGGGCGAAGTTTACCTCCGGCTGTGCATGCAGGGCTACTTGGACGGAGATTTACCAAACGCTAACGCCTGTTGGGGCGCGTATCTGCGGTCCTTAAGCTACCGGAGATACATCATACCGGACACTTGCCCGGACTGTTACACGGTCGGCAGGTTTGCCGATGAGCACCCGCGCGGGACGTATATTCTTGCCCTCTCTGGGCATGTAGTGTGCGTTCAGGACGGGATCATCTATGACAGCTGGAACAGCGAGAACGAAATCCCGCTTTATTTCTGGTACAAAGAAACGGAGGAATGAACATGGCATATCCCTATTTCAACCCCTATTATCCGCAGCCGATGCCGGACAACCTCATGCAGATGCGGCAGATGCAGCAGATGCAGCCACAAATGCCTGCGCAAACGGCTCAACCGCAGCAAATGCAGACAAGCGTTGTATGGATTAGCGGGGGAAAAGAAGAAGCAAACGGGTTTATGGTCGTTCCAAATTCTCGAGTAATTATCTTTGAAACAAACTCGATGGTTTTCCACATCAAGGAGCGAGACGCAAGCGGCACGCCTATTCCAATGAGGACGTTTAATTACACGGAAGAAGCCGAAAACAAATCTCATGATACTAAAAAAATGGATGATAAGTTTGTCACCCGTGAGGAGTTTGACGCGCTGGCGGCGCTTGTGGGTGAAATAAAGGGCAAAAAGAAACGCAAGGTCGAGGAGGACGAAGACGATGAATAATCCCTTTTTCGGTGCGCTCGGCGGAGGAAACGGCTTCATGCAGATGCTGCAGCAGTTCAAGCAGTTCAAGGCGAATTTCCAAGGCGACCCAAAAGCAGAGGTTGAAAAGCTTTTGCAGAGCGGCAAATTGAACCAGCAGCAGCTCAACCAGCTTCAGCAGATGGCGAAGCAGTTTCAGAGTTTAATGCAGTAATCAACATCGTGGCCACGATTTGATAAATTAAAATTTTGTAAAAGGAGTGATACTATGTCTCTTTCCGATGGCGGCGCTCCCATGATGACGATGCCGGTGCAGCCTACCAATAGCGGTGGCTTTGGGTTTGGCGGTGACGGCGCGTGGTGGCTTATCGTTCTGTTCCTGTTCGCGTTCTGCGGCTGGGGCGGCAACGGCTGGGGCAACAACGGCAATTCCGGCGGCGTGGTCGACGGC